GCTCAAGAAGTATTTGCATTTTTACAAAAACAAAAAGGTTCTTTTGAGGACTTTACTATAGTTGCACCACTAGATAATTTAGGTGCAGGCAAGACAGAAACAGATATACAAGTAGTTGGAGCTCATACATCAGGAGATGCTTCTATTGATTTAGATGGTTTTACAGCTAGTCAATCAGGTGCTTTAAAAGCTGGTGATTTAATTAAGTTTGCAAGTCATAGTAAAGTTTATATGGTACGAGATACTGCTGACTCATTATCAGCAGGTGAAATGACATTAACTATAGAACCAAATTTAGTAGCATCTCTAGCGGATAATGAAGCTGTTACTGTAAATAAACCTAGCTTTACTGTATATTTAGAAAATAACGAAATTATGTATTCAACAGATGCTAGTGGTTTTTATAGTATTTCATTTGATGTTAGAGAGGTTATAACCTAATGCCTAGAAGTTTATCTGCTGCTTTACAAACTCAAGTATCATCAACAGCAACTAAGACAGCTTTTTTAGTTGAGCTTAATCTATCATCCATTATTAGATTAACTGATTGGTACACAAATGTTACTTATGATTCTAATTCTTATGAAGCTGGTGGTTCTTTTTTACAAGTAGATTCCACAACTGAAACAGGGCAATTACAAGTAGATGAAATTAATTTAGGTTTTTCTAATGTAACAGACCAAGTTAGGTCATTGGTTCAAAATGGTGAATTTACAGATAAAATAGTTGATATTTATATGGCTTACTTCAATGCAGATGAAACTATAGTAGGTGCTATTAATTATTTTACAGGGCAAATAAGAAGCGTATCTATTTCAGAAACTATTAATAGTTCTATATTAACAATGACTGTTGCATCACATTGGGCAAACTGGAATCTAACTAAAGGCAGACATTTTTCTGATGAGTCACAACAATCCTTTAGTTCAGGAGACAAAGGAATGGAATTTGCAACTCAAGTTAAATCAGATGTAAGGTGGGGTATGTAATGTTCAAATTTTTTGCAGCAGTTGGTCAAGCAATTTGGAATACTATTCAAGCTATAGGTTATGGAACTTTTAAACTTACTTGGTCTCAAGCATTAAGTTTAGCAACCTTAGCAGTTGGTGTTAAAGGATATATGCAAGCTAGACAGATGATGGCTAAAGGTCAGGATATTCTAGCTAACAAAACTGCTGCTGGTGGAAAGATTCCTATTATATATGGAACTCGTAGGGTTGGAGCTCAAGTTGTTTACATGGATGTTTCTAACAATGATTCACGTCATGTATTTTTAGTTTATGCTTTATCAGTAGGTGAATGTGAAGAAGTTTTAGGTAAAACAATACAATTAGATGGTAATCCTTTAACTGATTCTGCTAGATTCAAATATGGTTGTTATGTTGGCTCAGATAAAATATCTTCAGGTTCAGGTTCATTAAATACAGTTTCTCAAGTTGGTTCTACTATAAGTGCTGGTGCTGGTCAATTTGGAACAAGTCCTACATCAAGATATAGAATTACATTTAATATTCATCATGGTGCTGCAAGTCAAACAGCAGACCCAATGCTTGTAGCTTCAATGCCTAATTGGACTTCAGCACATAGATTAGATGGTATTTGTTATATAGCAGCACATTATAAATTTGATAAAGAGGGAATGTTTAGTGGTATTCCACAAATGACTGTTCAAGTAAGAGGTAAAAAAGTTTATGACCCTAGAGATTCAGGTCAAACATTTGGAACTCCATCTACTTATGAATTTTCAAGCAATCCAGCTTTATGTTTCTTAGATTACATTACTAATAATGAATATGGTAAAGGTTTAACATCATCACAAATTAATATGTCTACCTTTAGCTCTGCTGCTAATGTTTGTGATACTCAGGTTGACCAACCTTACTTTAATGGAACAGCACAATCACTTACTTGGAGTGGTACAAGTGGTGATAATTTTATAACTATTGAAGGAACTACTCCTAATGATGATTGGTGGCAAAATAAAATTGGTGAATTAATTACTCTTTATGACAGTAATGGTGATGGTGTTCTTACAGGTAGAGAAATTGCTGATGTTCAAAGAGATGAATTTTTTGACCAAAATCCATTATATAGAGTTTATTTTAATACTACTCTAAGTTCAAATTATTCATCACAAACTGGTAGTTCATTATTAAAAGTAAAACGATTTACAACAAATGGCTATTTAGATACTAACAAGAATGTAATGGAAAATGCTAAAGAGCTTCTTGCTAATATGAGAGGTATTTTTCTTTATATTAATGGTCAGTATGAATTACAAATAGAAGATACAGGTTCATCATCATTTAGCATTAATGATAATCATATTATTGCTGATGCTGGTATATCAGTTGATTATGGCAATAAAGATAAAAAAGCAAATAAAGTTATTGTTGAATTCTTTAATGCTAATAAAAGATATGAATTAGATACAGCTACAGTTTTACATGATGCAACTCCTGAATATTATTCAGATGATAATGATGAAATATTAGAAATAAAAGCTGAGTTCCCTTATATCACTGACCCATATATTGCTTATAACATGGGTAAAGCAATATTAACTAGAAGTAGAAATCAAATCACTATGCAGTTCTTAGGAACTCCTGAAATGTATAAGTTAAATGTAGGAGACATAGTAGATTTAACTTATGCAGGTTTAGGATTCTCAGGAAAAGTTTGTAGAGTCGAAGCATTAGAATTACAACCTAATGGTTTAGTTGCTGTTAGCTTAATAGAATACTTTGATGTTTATACATGGGAAGTACCACCTCAAGAACCAGTAGAAGAATTAGCTAATACACCTTCTGCTTATGCAGTTAAAGCTCCAACAGGTTTAACATTTACTGATACTGATTCTAGTTCTACAGGCAGACCATTTTTATCTTGGAATGAGCCAACTGACTTTCCTGATTATCAATATAGGGTCAATGTTGTAGATAGTTCAAGCAATCAAGTCTTAAATAGAATAGTTGATGTAGAAAATTGTGATTTAAACTTTTTACCAGTCAATGCTAATTATGTTGCTAGTGTTACTTCACTTAATACATTAGGTTCTGAATCATCTGCTGCTACTTTAACTTTTACTATTGGTGATGCTCCTACTGCTACTGCTGATATTAAAAATGATGCTATTACTACTCCTAAGATATTAGATAATGCTGTTACTGATGCAAAGATTAATTCATTATCTGCAAATAAAATAACAGCAGGAACTATTGATGCTAGTCAGATAACAGTTACTAACTTAGATGCAGATAATATAACTTCAGGTACTTTAGATGCTGATACTGTAACTGTAAGTGGTGGTGATGTAACTATTAACAGTTCAGGTATAACTATTAATGGTTCTTCATCATCAATCAATTTAGGTTCAGGTGCATTTACTGTATCTTCAGCAGGTGTTATGACTGCTACAGGTGCTACTATCTCAGGTGCTTTAACAGCCACATCTTTAAATGTAACAGGAGCAACTGTAACAGGTACTTTAGATGCAAGTACGATTCTTTTAGATGGCGACCCATTAGATGATTTATTTGGTGTTGCAGGTTCAGGTAGTGCAAAGACTTTATCTATCGGTGCTGATGTTAAAAATCAACTAAAGGTTGATGGCACACAAATGATTTATACAGCATACGATAGCCTACAGTCAGATGGTGACGATGCTCTTATTATGAATCATGGGTCTGCTACATTTTATTCAGGAAGTCAGTCTACTGGTTGGCAAACTACAACTATATATGCAGGTGATGAAAGTACAGCAGGTGGAATACTAACAGATAGAATTACTATTGATGCTACAGCAACAGGATTAAATTCAAGCTATAGATTCTATGTTAATGGCGAAGCATTTTTTGATGACCCAATAACATTAGATACAGTATCAGCTCCAGCTACTACAACTAACAAACTGTATAACGTAGGTGGTTCTTTATACTGGAATGGCTCTGCTGTTAATACAGGTGCAGGAGATATAACAGGTGTAACCATAACTACTACAGGTGGTAGTTTAACTGGCGGTGCTGCTTATACTTCAGGAGATGCTATCTTTACCCTTGATATAGGAAGCACAATAACAGGTGCTAAGACTTTTGATAACAACGTAGTCATTCAAGGCGATTTAGACGTACAAGGTACAACCACAACGATTGATACTACGAACCTAGATGTAAAAGACAAAAACATAACCCTTAACTATGGAACTGGTGATACTTCAGCAAATGCAAATGGAGCAGGTATTACCATTCAAGATGCTGTTAGTGCTGGTAATGATGCTACTTTAACTTGGAATACAAGTGATGATACATTTAATTTTTCACATCCTTTAGTAACAAGTAAAAGTTTAATATTAAATGCTAGTGGCACTAGCTCTACATTTATAGAAGTTGGTGCAAGTACATCTAGCAATCATTATTCTTATATTGATTTAATTGGCGATGCTACTTATACAGATTATGGTTTAAGAATTATAAGAAATAATAGTGGAGCTAATACAACTTCAGGAATTTATCATAGAGGTACAGGAGACCTTATTTTAGAAACTATAGACTCTGCTGCAATAAAAATAAGAACATCAGCAACAGATGCTTTAACTATTAGCTCATCAGGTGATGTAACTATTGGTGGTACAGATGCAGGTAATAAAACTTTAACTATTTCAGGTGGTGCTACAGGTAATGCTGAAGGTGGTGAAATAAGATTAGCAACTGCTGCTGATTATGATACTACTTATGATTTTTACAGAATAGACGTTAATCAAGACAGCTTTAGAATTGGTAGAGCAGGAACAACAGATTTAACTATTAATTCATCAGGTAATGCTACTTTTGCAGGAAACGTAACAGCTACAGCATTTTATGGTGATGGTTCTAATTTAACAAATATAACTACTACAACTATCAACAACAACGCTGATAACAGAATCATAACTGGTAGTGGTACAGCAAATACTTTAAATGCTGAATCTACACTTACTTATGATGGCACTACTTTAAAAAATGATAGAGCTAATGGTTCAGGTTCTATAGTTGGTATTCAATTAACAGCAGGTTCAAGCATTAATGATAATATAAGTTTAGATTTTGGTTCTACAACAGCTAATGCTTTCAGTTTGCAATATGACCATTATCAAGATAGGTTAAATTTATTAGATGCAGGTTCTAATGTATTTTATGTAAGTGGCGGTGTTGTTAGTTTTACAACCGCTCCTACATTTGGTGGTGGTCTAACAGTTCCATCATTAACAGTTACAGGTAATGGTACTATTCAAACAGGTGCTGCTGGATTAATAAAAGGTGGTTACTATCAAGTTGGCTCAACAACTGTAATAGATACTTCAAGAAATCTTACTAATATAGGAACAATCTCTAGTGGTGCTATTAC